TCAGCACAGGACGACGATATCGCCATCGGCTACCCGCTCAGACAGAGCGGTCAGCTTGCCGATGCCCTCCCGCAGGAACCGGCTCAGTTGCTCGAAGCATTCCTGCTGATCCTGCGAGAGGCTGAATTCGGACGCCATGGTTTCCATCAGGTCAAGGCAGCACTGGTTTAGGAAACCGACCTCTAGCAGCTCCGCCCGCAGTCTCCGTCTAAGCATCTCGTTCATACCAACTTCCCTATCTACTCCGCACATCAGCGGGGGACCGTAGCAAAAAGGAGACGTTGGTCACAATTATCAAAACGCTTAGGACTGGGGGAGCGGATAGCGTTCTTTGATCGCCTTGACAGCTTCGACCCAGGCCGACAGGTCCAGCTCTGTACCGGTCGCGATGGCGTCATATTCGGCCTCCAGGCGCAGCGGGTCTGCCTCGTCCCGGTAAGCCTGGCGGCGCTGCGCTCTGATGGCCTCCCGCTGCTCAACCTGATGGTCTTCGGGTGATTTCAACATGCTCCAGTCGATCATCGCGGCAACTCCACCGGGCCGTCGGACTCGATCAGCATTGGTTCAGGAAAGCGAGCGGCTGCACTAGCGCCGTCAGCCAGCGGCAGCCGCAGGCTGAACTCTAGACGCCCCTCACGGCGAACGACGGGGCCAGCGAACCACTCCGACCCGATAGCCTCAGCCGGCAGTTCACCACCCTCCGGGAGCGGTGTGAAGTCGAACGCCTGGCCGTTCACGGTGAGCACATCGCCAGCCCTGCTCAGCATCAGGTGTTCATCGCTGCCGGGGAGCGGCAAATACGGAGAAAGAGTGATGATCATCAGAACCACCTCCCAATGGCGATAGCACGGTTATTTCGAGTTTGGGCGCCAGGGGTGAACGATGCAGACGAGATGCAGAGAAACCCCAGTGCAGCAGAGTTTGTTGACGCATTGAAGTAAACAGCCCCCAGGTTCCTCGCCGCGACGCCGGGGTCATAGTCTGCGCCGGCTCCCGATGCGACAACGGTGCCAAACATCAGCGACGGCGACACAAAGCTGGCCGGGAATGTCCAAGACGCACCCACCGACGTTGAGCCCGCAGTAAACGTTAAAAGGCTGCTGGAGCAAATTTGCGTTCCGTCTGCGAGTCTGACGTAACTCCCGTTCGCGTTACTGCCGCCCTCGTAGATTGCACCAGTTGGCACACCGCCGGCCTGAGAGACCGTCCCGAGAATATCGGCGACGGCAGCAGCCCCCAAGCCTGCCCACGCGTTGTTCAGCCTGGCGTAGCGCTTCCCGTCGCTCGGCGCGTCCGACATACCGCCCACCAGCTCGACCCACGCCGTGCCGGAATACTCGTAGGTCTTGACCTGGCCACTCGGCGTTGTCTCGTTTGCGACCTGGACACGCCAGCCCAGCCGTGGCGGCATGTACTCCCAAATTGCCGTGGTGGCGCCCGTCGCCCACCATCTGGCAAGGCGGTTCTGGCTGGCACCCGAGCCGGTGAAAATGTACGTGTCCCCCTCGGCCTGGCCGGTTGTGGGCAGCGTGGCGACGCGCCCCTTGACGACCGGTTGGCGCAGGAAGTCATCCCAGCGCAACATGCGGATCAGTTCGCTGTAATGCCCCTCACCGGGGGCGCCGTTGATCAGCAGGCCAGTGTTCGGCCCCATCGTAAGACTCATGCGGAAACGCCTCCTAGTTCTTCGCCCAGCCGGAAGCCAAGGCCGTGTCGTTCGATTGTGATGTCGTGTTGCTGCCAGCTCTGCAGACCGTCGCGAACGCTGAACAGCACGATGCGCAGCACCGGCAGCAGCCCATGCGCTATGTCGTCCTCCAGCGGGTAGGTCCAGGTCGTGCCGGTCAAGCCGGTGTACGACTTCTTCAGGCTGGTACCGCTGTAGATGCTCAGCGTGTATGTCGTGCCAGCTTCCAGCGATATGCTGCTCGCAGACGAGTCAACCAGCTGATCGGCCTGCAGCAGCCGGTTGCGGTGCGCCCACGACACGGTCAGCACACCGTAGGTCTTCGTCGGATACGCCACACCACACACCAGCACCCGGCCAGGCGCATAAGGCCGCGCCTGGCGCTGGTTCATTCGCAGCGAGTCGACCGGCGCGAGGCTCTCTGCGAGCGTCGCAGAGCTGGTGCGGCTCAGCAGCTTCACGTTCACTGTCTCGCCGGTCACGTACTCACGCGTGTCCTCGGTCGCCCAATCCTCGTAGAACCAGATCAGCGCGCCGGCCTCATGCGGCGCTGGCACCGTATCGACACATCCCCGCGCGAGCACCGCGGTGCCGGCCGCGGCGTTGATCGCGTCGACGCGGAAGATCTCGTCATCGATCATCGCGGCCGAGCCCACCTCGACCTGGTCGAGGTCGATACCCTGCACCAGCGTGACGCTGATGCTTGCCAGGCCCCGCCCAATACCGGCAGAGATCGCCGCGACCGGGCAGAAGTCGCCGGACGTCCGCTCTTCGAATGGTGCAGACCCCACGCGGCTGAGCAGCGCGTAGTTCATCTGCAGGCCGGACGGCCGCATGCCCATCACTGCGAGGACACCCGTCTCTGGCTGCAGTTGGGCGAGATCGGCATCGCTCAGTGCCGCCGCGAGGTCGCGGTACGGCGCCTCGATGAGCCGGCGGGTCGCAATGACCCGCGGGGTGCGGTCGGGCGGGGTCCAGTTCGGCGGCTGTACTGCGGACGTCCCGGCTGCCGGCAGTCCGAATACATCCTCCAGCGCGGTGATGACGATGGTGCCCTTCGTGAGTGTGCCATAGTCGATCTTGCCGGCCCGCAGGACGATCAGTTCGATCCCGCGCTTCCGGCTGCGAACGCAGAACACGTCGCCAGGGTTCAGCGCATATGCGCGCCGATCGAGCCGCACCTGGAGCTTGCGGATAGCCGACGTCGACACGTTGCAGTCGCGCGCCGCCACCCTGCCGGCCAACTCGCCGGTCGGTAGGCCCGGATACTCCTTCGTCGTCGTTATCACGCCACCGGCCGCGCGGATCGCGCCGGCATTCTTCGCACGGGCACGCCGGTCGGTGTTTGTGATGGGGTCATGCCAGACGACGACGAACTGGTTCGCGGTGCCGTCGAGCGATGTGATGCTGTCTTCGTCGATCCCGAGCAGCCCGCTGTCATCATCGAATACGGGCAGCGTCGCGACGTCGTAGTCGTCACGGATCAGCCGCAGCGTCCAGAGTCCGGTCGAACGGGAAAGGAACTGAGTGGCGCCAATATGATCGAGGACGGTCTGCTCGAAGTTGTCCAACTCGTCTGCAACGCGAAACTTGAGGCACAGGCCAAAGCCCTCGGCGAACAACGTATCTGCGGCCTTGCGATATGACGCCTGGTCCAGCAGGCCGCGATCCTTGCCACGGCCCCAGTCCCGGTTTGTCTGGCACTCGAACAAGATGTGAGCGGGGTTCATCGCCTTCACCTGGTCGCCGGTCAGGCTGATCACTGCTTTCTCGGGATACCAGGTTCCACCGTCCCATCCGTTGAGTGCTCGTCGCCACCGGCTCATCCAGGCTTTCGGGTACTTGTTCATCGCGCAGAGCTGACCGTCGAAGAAAGCAGTGGTGACCCCGCGAAACGCAGGTACCAGACCGCCCACCATCGCCGCCAGTCGAGGATTCACCGATTGTTCCGGGGCGCCGAACATGACGTCCAGCGGCCCGACGATGCCGCCCTCGGCCTTGTCTCCACCGAACAATTCGCCGGCATTGATCTGGATCGTCTGGTTGCTCTTGACCGATCCTTTCCATGCAGTGCGATCACCTGCCTTGATCTCGACCAGCTCATCCAGCGGCCCCCTGGCAAAACCCATGAGAATGCCCATGAGGTAGCGAAAGCCGACAGTTTGCGCTTTGCTACGGCCGCCCATTGCTCGCCTCCGCACGTGCGTGGTTGACCAGGCGCAGGGCCAGCTCGTCACCGGTAGCCTCAAGCACCGATGCCGCGACTCCCTGGGCAACGAACCGGTGCCAGTCCAAGCCATGGGCATTGAACCAAGCGCGCGCACCGGATACGCAGTAACCCGGCCGGCTGGTCAGCCCCGGTACACTGCGCAGATGCGCTGTTGTGATGATCAGATCCGTCACTTCTTCGACCCCTTCGATTTGACTGCCTGCATCCGCTCGTGACCGGTCCCGAGGACGATCCAGTCCTCGATCCACACATCGCCGAAGATCACGTAGTGGCCAGTGCCGTCCTCGGTCTGCGGAAGATCTTCGGAAGTCAGCGCCTCAGGTTTCGGTTTCGGCGCTTTCGCAGAAGTAGCGCTGCTGATCAGATACGACGCGACCAGAATCGCGATTTGCACCCACATGGATGACTCCTACCACCAGGGATCGCCGTCGAACGGCGACTTGCCCGGAAGGAATGGCACTGCACCGCAGTTCGCCGTGTTGTTGAACTTGTCGTTGCAGGTTTGGATGAGCTGATCACATCCGGGGAACGCGACAGCCCGAGTACCAGGAGCCAACAGCGAGGTGCCACCGACCAGGACCAGGCGGTTGCCGGTGTGTTGCTGGATGCCACGCTGCTCGATCACTCCCTGGCCGCTGTCCCACTCGACGTAGCCTCCGCGGAACCAAGCATCGGGGTAGCCGCCGATCGCGTTGCCGGCCCCCGTCACGCTGTTGCCATCACGCAAGTCGACCGTGAACGGCACGCGGTATTGCTCGCGGTCTGCCCGGCAGTTGTGATCGAACACCGTGTAAGGGCACTCACGTCCCCATGCGAGGCTGATCGATGTACGCGGTTCGGTGCCGAGCAGCCGGCACTTGATCTGCACCCGGCTGTCGGCCGGCCAGTTCACCTCGTCGATCCTGCCCATCCACACCACAAGCCCCTGCGGTTCGTTCCAGTGGATGTCCCAGACGGTCAGTGTTGGAGCCTTCGATGGCCGAGCGCCCCGGTACAGCTGCGCGACTTCTAAGTCGCTCGGGCCAGTAACCGTCATGATGTCGGCGCTGACCTGGCCGGTCATGCGCCGTCCATCGTCGCTCACAGGCCGCGCCCGAAAGGTCATGTTGTTGAACTCGATGTCTCGATTCGCTGTTGTGTAGGTCCAACGGATCGGGCCGAGGCGGAAGTCGTACAAGCTGATCGCCTGGCCATCGGCGAGCGACCGCTCGCGATCACTGAAGCTCATCACGTACTCCTCGGAACACCGTGCTGGCTGTGCTGATGCCGTCGGTGTCGGTTTCGTGGGTGATCTGCACGCTGTCGCTGTCTTGCCGGCAGAGGGTCATGAAGGAGATGCGCGCAACGTCGCTCGGCCGGACAACTGTGCCGAGCGCGCTGTCGATCGCCATGCGCTCGACGTCGACGTTCAGCTCGCTGACGTCGAGGATGCGCCGATGGAAGACCTGCCCGCCGTACAGCTCGATGCGGATATCACGCCGGCCGGGCGCATCAGCCCTGAAGAACCTCGCCAGGCCAACCAGCTCGACATCGAGGACGGAACTGGTCGCAGCCACCGTGTCGACCAGCACCAGGTCGGCGGCATGGGTCGGAATCCAGATCGCTTTCTGTCGACCGCGCAGGGCGTACAGCAGGCTGCGCAGCGCCGCATGCTCCTCGCGACCCTCGGTCTGCCAGCGGAAGCCATGCACCGGGAAACCGACCCCAGCTTGGTCGGCGAATTGCGGCAGGCCGGTTTCGTTGTCCAGGACATCGAGCAGGCGCTGATACGACAGGGACAAGTCTTCGGACTCTTCGGGCCGCTGCTCGAGGACAGGCCAGCCCCGGTACGTTGCCGTCGGCATGACCTCCAGCCAGTCGCTGCTGTCCATCACCAGGAACCGCGCTTGTGCGCTGTAGAGGGTGTCGGTCAGCCGGGTCAGCGCCGGTTGCTCCGTCAGCTGTGCGGTGCGAATGGGGTACAAGCGGGAGCCGGCCGGCCAGCGCCGCTGAACCGGGCGCGCAAGCTGAATGGCCGACGCCGCCAGGTCCTGGATCTCCACGACCTCGTACTCGAATGCTGACTCACCGCGCAGCAGCGCAAGGCCCCCGGCCCGGAAGTCCCGCCAGCGCGTATCGCACTCGACCGTCAGCGCGCCGGCCGCGGTGACGCTTGCCAGCAACTGGATGTCCGGCCACACCGGCAGCGCCCAGATTCGCCCACCCCAGCCTGCAAGGCTGAGGTCGAGGAGCACTCGCTCGCGCCCCTCCGCGTAGAACTCGGCTTCGAATGAACGCCGGGGTGACAGGCGCAGCGATCGCCGTTGCTCGACTCCCGACGTGCTGGTCAGCAGCTCGGTCAACCACTCCAGTGACTCCTGCACGCCATCAGCCCAGTCCGGCGCAAACGGCCACGCGGTGATCCGGTTTCCGGTAATGACCAGGATCAACGGCTGTTCGTCCTGCAGTTGCCAGACGATGCGCGCGTCCACTACCGGCGGTCCATCCGTCGACACGGCCACAGTCCAGATGCGCTCCTGCAGCGCCGCGAACGGCAACGGCGGCGACGGCTGGCCGGCCAGGCTGATGCCATCGGCGTCCTCGCGATCGATCTGCGACAGGGTGCGGGGCGTGAAGTGGGCGTTCCAAACTGAGACGGGACGTTCCTGCACGCTCACGACGTTCCCCAGATCCAATCGGCCAGGAATCAGCCAGATGCGGTTGTAGAAGTTCTCGACCAGGGCGCTCTGGTGGACAGCCTGGTACGACGAGTGGATCACCTCTACCGGCTGATGCGCCGCGTAGACGCCGGTCCAGGTCGAGGCCGCGACCGCTGCCAGGCTGATGTCCTGATTCAGCTCCAGGGCGTCGATATTCGGCGTGATGCCGGCAACGACCGCTTCGACCGGCCGAGGTACTTGAAATCCGGGGAAGGTCGCCATTTCTACTCGACAACCCGGAATGCATAGCCGACCAGCGCGCTGGTGTTGCCGAAATCGCTGGCTGTTCCGCGCTGCAGCAAAGGGAAGACACGCCAGGTGTCGGTTCCGATGGTGATCGAGTCCCCAGGCGCGAGGAAGTCCATCCGGCACAGACCGAAATCAGGCGCTTCGCCGATGTACCTCGAACGCTGCTGAGCGCCGAACGCATAAATTGCACACGGCACAACGTTGGTCGAGCTGTTCAGCTCGTTTGCGCTGGCGTCGATCAGCCCCACGTCGGGATGGTACTGACTGCTGTAGTTTCCGCGACCGGGGCCGACGACGCGCCGAGGAAGATTTGTGCTGTAGTCGAATGGCAGCCACTCGGGCGAGGGGCCACCGTCGAGGCTGTCCAGCCGCAGCACACTGCCGCCGCCACTGTATCGAATGTGGTAACCATCGAATGGATGCGACGACCAGTTGTTTGTGAGCGCCTGGCCAGAGCTGTAGATGAACGAGCCGCAAACATACTGACCGCCCGTATAGCCGACGCCACGTTTGTTGAGAGAGCCGATCATCACTGGACGGAATTGACCGGCAGCGATTTCGACGTGCAGGTGCAGATAGGCAGCGGTGGCGAACAGGTGATAGCGCGTGAATGGCCCGGCGCTGAGCTGCGCTATGGTTGTTTCTTTCGACGAATACGGGTTGTTCTGCACCGAGCTGCCCGGCTGCGCGTTCCACGCCAGGCCGTTATCGAACCCCGTATTGCCGGCGAGCTGCCATTGATTGGAACTGGCGTTGAATGACCAGTAGCCGTCGGCGTTGTGACAAAGCCAGTCCGATGCTGAGGCGCGGTCGGTGACCCAGCCGAGTGTTTCAGCGTGGGTGCGCAGCTTTCCGAGCAGGTCGGCCGGGCTGTTCGCTGTTCCTGTGAAATAGGCCATGTCAGTCCTTCCTGATTGCGTAGAGCCAGGGGTTGCCGGAGCGCCAGGCGGTTTGGAAAACAACGTGGTCCACTCCGTCCTCGACAATCACGTCCTCGGCGCCGGAGTTGAGCGTTGGCACGTAGAAAGCGCCGTCGAAGTCACCGAGGTACCGGCGTCCCTCGGTTTCGCGGGTGACGAACGACAGCGCTTTCAGGGGGAACTTGCTGAAAGAGTCTCGGAGCTGGTTGATCACAGTGTCGCTACTACCCGCATAGCGGGCGCAGCCCAGCGGCAACAGGGTCCGATTGTTGTAGTCCGATTCATTGTTGCTATTCGATGCAACGGTGAAGCCGAGCCACCGTCCGGCCTGGTCGCGGACGTAGCAGCTGCGCTCCAGTGGGCTACTGATGCCACGGTGTCTGTCGCTGACGTCGGACCAGCGCACAGCGACGTCCCCGCGATAGGAACCCACTACCGCGAGCGGGTACGGATACTGCGACGGCGGACAGGGTGGCAGGATGAAGCCGGCGCCGGCCGACTCGTAGATCGTGCTGACCTTGACGACGACCCAAAAGCGTCGGCCGTTGGCGAAGAACCAGTACGGCATGGGCTGGTTCCAGGCCAGCAGCTGCACTCGCGGGCTGTAGTTGACGAACGCCGTCCAGAAGTCGCCACCTGGCGGCAGCGCGCCAGGATTGAACGCGGTACCGCCCATCAGCCGGACGTTGTAGTAGTCGAGCGCGGTGTCGCCGTAGGACTGGATGCCCATGAAGATGCTGTCTTCGCCGCCCAGGCCGGGGGCGCGCAGTGTCACCTGGCGCACGGCGATGGCCGTGCCGGACGCGGGGATGGTGTTGTCGAAAACCTTCTCGTAAGCCTGTCCAGCCGCGACCAGGTCGGGGCTGGCAGTGAGGAACTGGACGAGGCGCTCGACTAGGTTCTGGTGGTTCGTGGCGGTTCCGAATTCGGTGGCCATCAGTTGATTCCCAGTAGTTGTCGTGCTCGTTGAGGATCGCGGCTTAGTGTCAGCCAGAAGTTTTCCTGCCCAGCCTTACTCCAGGCGCCATCGACGATCCGTTGCGGATCGTCATAGACGTGGAGGTTCACGCTGTTTTTCAGGGTGGTTCCGAGGTTTTTCGCAGGCTCTTGTAGGCGCGAAGCAGCCAGGCCCGGAGCAGGCATTGCGGGTGCGGGAATGCTGGCTATGCCGCCCGTCGCGTGCCGCACAGCGCCGGACCAGTCATGTAGCGCCGCCCAACCACGCTTGTTGATGTCCAGGAGCAGCGGGGTCATGCCCGGCTGGGTTGCGGCCGCGGCCCTGATGACGACTTCCTGATTCGAAAGCCAGGCTGGGATGCTGTCGCTTGTTGGAGTCCCGGGGCCGCGGACCTGGCCGCCCTCGGCGAACCCGAACATGCTTGTGATCGAGGACCACCACCCGCTACCACCGGCAGCCGCACCTGCCGCACCTGCCGCACCGGCACCACTGGCAGCGGCACCAGCCCCCTTTACCCCATTCGCCAGCGCAAGGCTCCCGGCGGCACTCTGTAGAGCAGCTGCGCCAGTAACCAGCGTTCCTCCGGCCGCAGCCAGAGCCCCCGCAGCCGATGTCACGGCCGCGGCTCCCGTTACCATGCTGGTGTCTTGCTCACCTTGGCCGAACAGACTCATGAGCCCTGCTGTAGCCTTCTGGGCCAGCTGCTGCGCGGCAACGTCGGCCAGCGATCGGCTGACCGCCTGCAGGAACGAAACCGCGGCCTCCTGCAGCGACAAGGTGCCATCGGCGAGACCGCGCAGCGCATCCTGCATGCCATTCTCGATACCGGATCGCAGAGCCAAAGTGAGCTGGTCGGCGGCCACGCGGGTGTTTTCGAGCTGCTGGCGGAGATCCTTCACGCGCTCGATCGCTGCCGGATCGCCAGTTGCCCTGGCTAGCTCCTCCATGCGAGGCACAAGTTGCTCAACCTCGTCGGCGGTGGACCGATGCAGGTCTAGCAGTTGCTGCCGCGCGGCCAGTTCGCTGACGAGACCGGCCTGCTGGGCGGCCTGGATACTCGACTCCTGCCGAGACTGCTCGCCGAAGATCCGGTCGACCTGGTCCTGGAGCTGCTGCAGTTCAGCCTTGGCCTTCTCGATTCCCATCAGCTTGCTGACCAGGCCGGCGCCTTCGGTCTCACCCGTGGCGAGCAGACGCTTCTGCAGGTCGCCGTACTTCTTCTCGATCTCGGCGCCGGCCGCTTCGACGGTTTGGCCGGTGGCCCGAAGGTAGTCCAGGTTGAGTTGCTTCAGCGTTGTGGCGTCTTTCTTTGCCTGTTCGTCGGCCTTCTTCTGCTTTTCTGCCGCGTCCAGGGTCGCCCAGGCGGCGCGAGCGCGGGCTTCCAGGGCTCCTGTCAGATTGCGTTGGTCCAGCTCGTACTCACGCAACGCAGCACGGCCCTTGCCGTAGGTCGCCGCTTCCTTCTCCAGCTGCTTGACCCAGTCTTCGTTCTGCTTGGCCAGGCGCGCAGCGGCCTTGTCTTCGCCGCCTGATGGCGTGAAGGGTGTCTTGGTGGTGGGGCCAGTTCCGGTGACCGTAGTCGCAGGTAGCGCCGCGACCTGGCCGGCACCGTTCAGCACAGCGTCACGCTGATCCTGCCATTGCTGGATCTGCGCCTGTGCCTTGCTGAGTGCCTCTTCGTATCGCTGGATGCGCTTCTTGTCGTTCTTCTCGTATGCATCGTCAAGCGCGGACTGGACCCGCACCATGTACTCGGTTTCCCGAGCGATGGCATCTTCCAAGCGGGGTACGTCATCACCGGCGGGACCGTTTACGCGCGCCGCAATCTCCTCCGAGACGAACTTGGTGACGTTGACGACGCCTGCAGCTCCCTTGGCCGCATAACCAATGGCAGTACCCAGGCCCTTGATCAGGAGATTCAGGCCCTCAACAACTGCCGGATCTTTCAGCACATCACGCAGGTCTCGCACCGCTTGGGTGAAGGTGTCGATGAACCCCGACTCGCCAGCCTGGATCTTCAGGTCAGTGAATGCGTTCTGCAGGCGGTTGAGTTCGGCCTGCAGGCCGCCAGCCGCTTGCTGTGAGGCTGGACCATAGGCCTCCTGCAGGGCCTCGCCGAACCGCGGCAGAAACTCGGCCGCCGGAATTAGGCCCTTTTCCAGCCACTCGCTGAGCTGCTTTGTGTTGGTGCCCAGGGCCTTGGCGGCAAGCGAGAACGCGCCGGGAACGCGCTGGCCGAGCTGCAGAACTAGCTCCTGGGTCTGGACCTTGCCCTTGCTGACCATCTGCTCCAGGGCGAGCAGGATGCCATTGGTTTCCTGGCGGGTGAGGTGCAGCGCAGTGGTGGCCGAGGCGACGCCTTCGAAGATCGTGCGCAGGGAACTGCCCAGCTCCGGGGTTTCTTTCGCGGCCGCCACCAGGCGGGAATAGGCTTGGCTGGTGTTGAGCAGCTCCAGGCCAAGCCGTTCGGAGATCTCGCGGACGTACTCCAGCTCCTGCCTCGCCTTCGCCGCCGACCCCGTAGCTGCCTCCATGGTGTACAACTCCTGCTGCCACTGCAGGTTGGTGTTGACGATTTCCTTGGAGAAAGAGGCCAGGCCGTAACCGGCGATGCCGGCGAACAGCAGCCCCTGGACACGTCGAATTGCAGCTCCCATGCCATTGAGCGCCAGGGTCGAGGCCTTGGCCTCGTTACCCACTCCAGTGAGCACGTCACGCTGGGCCTTGATCCTGTTCAGCGCGCTGGCATAGGCATTGGCCTCAACACGGCCCGCCCGGAAATGCTCGGTCAACTGCCGCTCCTGCTCGGCCAGGCGAGCGAGAGAGCGCTGAGTCGGATCGATGGCACCCAGCAACTTACGTGCGGCCGCATCCTGCTTGGCTGTTTCAGCAGCAGCCTTGGCTGCCGCCTCGGCAGCGCGTTGCTCGGCCGCCGCCTGCTGGACGCGAGCACGCTCGGCATTGTGGTAGGCGTTCATGGCGGTGGACTGCGCTTGAGCGCTATCGCGCCAGGCAGTGTTCCCCGCTCGCACAGCAGCATTGAGGCGCTGCGTACTGGCTGCCGCAGCATCCTGGGCCGATTGTTGTTGCAGCGAGGCCGCCACCATGGCCCTGATGCGAGCCGTCTGCTGATCGGCGGACTCGCCGACGCTGCTCAGCTTACGGCCAGCTTGTTCGGCCTTATCGCCCACCGCTTGCACGGATTCGCTCACCTGGTCGAGAGCAGCTTTGCCCTGGGCGAGATCGGCGCGTAGCCGTAGGGCGAGTTCGAGTTCTTTGTTGGCCATGAGGAGGACTGCGGCAATGGGGGTGCCGCAATCCTCGCGCGCGCGTGAGCCGGAGGCTTTTCGACTGGCCGAAAATCAGGTCAGAAAAGGCCTGCAGGTTCTGCTGATAGATCCCAGGAAAAGATCAGCACTTCCCGCGCTGCCGAACCTTGGCCGCCTCCGACCGTGTAGGTGATGTCGGTCGACTCGATGTGGAAAGAGGCGAAGCACTCCCGGATCTCGGGGTGGTCGTTCAGGCTGATGATGGCCTTGCCCTTGAGTTGGCGGAGCATCACTGCCATCTCCTGGTACTGCTCGAAGCCGAATGGCACGCCATAGCCCTCCGTCTCCCAGTATGGCGGGTCCATATAAAAGAGGGTGTGCTCTCGATCATAGCGCCGGAGGCAGTCCTGCCAGCTGAGGTGCTCGATGTAGGTATTGCTCAGCCGCAGGTGAGCCGCCGACAGTGTTTCTTCCAGGCGCAACAGGTTGAGCCCAGGCGGTGAGGTGGTGGCGGTTCCGTAGCTCTGGCCATCGACCCGACCGCCGAACGCGCTCTGCTGCAGGTAGTAGAAGCGCGCGGCGCGCTGGATGTCGGTCAGCGTTTCCGGCCGGGTCTCCTGCAGCCACTTGAAGACCTGGCGGGAGCTGAGCGCCCATTTGAACTGGCGGACGAACTCTTCCAGGTGATGCTGAACGACGCGGTACAGGTTGACCAGGTCGCCGTTGATGTCGTTGAGCACTTCCACATCCGCCGACACCGGCCGCAGGAAGAACAGTGCCGCCCCACCTGCGAAAGGCTCTACATAGCAGGAGTGGCGTGGGAAAAGCGGGAAGATGCGGTCAGCGAGGCGGCGCTTTCCCCCTATCCAGGGGATGATGGGCTGGGCGGACATGAGGTCTCCGGGCAAGCGCTCGATGGCGCGTTCAGGAGGCTCTCGGCCCTCAGATGGTTAATCGCCCCGCAGCGGGGGCATTTGATCTGCAATTCGTCGTAACGGCCCGCGCGGGCCAGCAGGCGGTGGCATCCGCCACATCGCACGTCTTTCACTCTCGGCAACACCTTTTCCAATCTGCTAGGCTCGCCCGTGCTCACGTGAGCGGGAGGGCCTTGGCTGGGCTGGCACTGCGTTGCCTGTTCGGCACCAGGTACTGGAGTTGCCGCTCCAGCACCTGGTGCCCTTCCTTACTTCAGCAGATCCTGCAGCTCTTTCAGATGCCGCTTTGCTTCCTCTCCCCCGGCAAACGCCAGGTTGATGCTGATGAAGTCCTGCTCGCGCTTCTTCAACTGACGGCGCTGTTCGGCTTCATGGAGCAGCAGGATCTGCCGCTCGGTCATGCGCCCGATGTCGGCGATGCCGCCGTAGCCTCCGGCGATGAGGCTGGCATAGGTGTCGGCCCAGCGTGACTGCTGAGTTCGGCGCGCTCGGCGGAGATCCGGTCCATCACCTCGCCGACAAAGAAAGGGCCATTGACGATCCACCAGAGGAACATCAAGTTCTTGCCAGGCCGTGCCGGCAACTCCTCGATCCATTCCAGCTCGACATCTGCCGCCTGGGCAATCAACTGGACGACCAGCGAGTGGTGGGAAGCCAAGACGTCAATGATCCGATCCAGCGGCGGCAAGCCTCGATCATTGACCACCATGGCGTGCAGATCGTCGAGGAACGGCTGCATCGTGGCTCGCAGCTTCAGCCCCTCGACAAACCCATACTCGCGCATCGTGACCGTTCGCCCATGGATCTCCACCGTGCGATCGGGGTGCAGGATCTCCAGGTCATCCGCCCCCGGCTCCTGGCCGGAAGCGGATGAGTCACGGGGCGCCCTGGGCTTTGCCACCTTACGGCCCATGCTCAGGCCGCCTTTTTGGTGATCATGCGGCCATAACCGCCCAGGTTGGCGTCCTTGGCGTTGAGCGCATCGAATAGCACCGCGCCGGTGAGCGGCAGGTTGCCGTATTCATCGTGGATCAGCGACAGGTCGCCGACCGGATTGAACTTGCAGCGGTACAGGTCGACCAGGACCGGCTCGTTGGTCTCGGTGTTGATCCCATCCAGGTAGAGCCAGCGCTCCGGCGGACGGCTGGTGAAGATCGTCAGGCTGGTGGCGTCGGCGTACTGGTAGGCCGCCGTGACAGGGTCGGTCTGCGCTTTCAGGATCTCCAGCAAGCCACCGGCTGCGGATTCGATGCGGTAGTCGGTGCCCAGCACCAGGGGTGCCGAGTTCGCGGTCAATACCACGTCGTCGACCAGCGGGCGGTCGAGGCGGATGAAGTCTCCGGCCGCCAGGGTGGCGGGCAGCGGTTCGGCGGTGACCGTGGTGCCGGTGATGTCGATCTGGGTGGCGTAGAGCCCCAGTGCCAGGTTCTGCGGCAGCCATTCGTCCAAGGTGATGTTGAGCGTGGCGGTCTTGCCACGATCGAGCAGCCCGATCTGCAGACGGTTTCCCGAGTAGCTCTCCGTCTTGGGGGTGGTCTCGGTGGCCAGTTGCAGCGTCACCGTCGGGGCGTTGCCGACCCAGACCGGTTTCTCGTACTTGCCCGTTGCCGATCGGTTGGCGAGCCAGACTTTGCCCTGCAGGGAAATCAGTGACATGGGGTTACTCCTGGGCCTTCGCGGCCGACGGGTTGACAGGCTCCGCCACCTTGCCGTGGCGGATCAGAAACTCTTTTTCCGTAGCGCTGACCTCGATCTTGCTGCCTTTGGTTTTCGGCTCGCCGGCATGGGTGTGATCCGCGATCAAGGTGACGACCTCGCGTTTGGCGGGCGAGATGTCGGTGGACTTGGTGCTCATGAGGGTCTCCCGATGGCATGTTGGGTCTGATAGAGGTCAGTCCAGATCAAGACAGAGGCGTCGTAATCCACCACCTGCCCCTGGACCAGTTGGCAGTCGCGGGCGCCGGACAGGCCGGGTGGGGTCCATCCGATCAGGGCCTGACGAACCTGGTCGAGCACCGGGCGCAGGTCGTCCGCCGCGCTGACTCCCTTGTTGTCGCGGTAGCTACGCACCGCGAGGGTGACGATGAAATGCACGGTCACCATCTGTCGGGTCGCTCCGCCAGCATGGCCGGCGGGCTTGGGCGAGAGCGTCTCCTGGGCCAGCAGCACATAGGCCGCTGGCGTGCGGAAATCGCGCAACTGGGTGATCGTGCCGAGTTCGGCGGCACCGCCGATGTGCTTCAGCACCTTGGCCTGGTCACGCAGACGATCGATCACCAGGTTGTGATCGAAGGGTGCGCAGAGCCCTTCGGCCATCTCAGTAGTCCTTCAGGGTGTCGTGGCTGAAGGTGCGAGCGGGCGCCAGTACCTGCGGAACCCCACCGCCTGGCGGGGTCAGCGGGTCATCCGGCCCGAGGCTGAACTTGCCCTCGGCGATGAGCTGCAGGAATTTCAGGGCGTCGCGATAGTCCCGCACGATGGGATCTTTCTCTGCGCCTGGCCCCAGGCGGTCCTGGTGCAACAGGTAGCGAGCGATGGCCCTGGTCCACCCGGTGACAACCCCGTAACGCTTGGCCAGTGGCAGACTGTAGCCCCGGCGCTGGAGGAAGCCGTCGATGTAGCCTTGGGCATCGCTGACCGCGCTGTTGATCACCTCCACCGTGGCATCGCCGACTTCGATCTCTTCTGGCGTCCAGCGATCTACCGGCAATCCACGCAGCAAGGCATCGAGCAGCTCGGTGTCGACCGCTTGGAGAGGCCGAGGTGTAGCCGCTTGCGACAACTCCTCGGCTCCAGGCCGTTCGGCCAGCTCCGGCAGCGTGATGTACACAGCCACCTCAGCAGCCCTCGGGCTGAGCGATGGCGCGCACCAGGGCCATGACACCCGTCTGGATGTCAGTCTTGGCGATCTCAGCCCAGCGGCGGGGTTCTGCCTTCAGGAAGCGGCTGAACTCCTCTGTTGGCCCCTCGACAGCCAAGGTGCACTGGCACTTCACTAGGTAGGCAGAGACTTCGCGTTGAAGCTCCAGCAGCTCAGTCCCCTTGGCCTTGACACGGTTCATCAGGTCGATGTCGTCCTGAGTCAACTCGCGATAGCCGCTGATCTTGCGATGTTGGTTATCCATTACTGCATCTCCGCCCTGACCGCCCCAAGCGACAACAACTGAGCAGCCTGAGTGCTATCCAGGTAGATCGGATCACCGTGGGTGTACGTTTCCCCGTTGTGGTCCAGGCGCTCGCGCTGCACGATGAAGCGGTCCTTGAGGCCGGCGGCCCAGTCCACCCCGATAGTCCGGCCCAACTCGCCGCCGCGCGACTGAATCGCCAGTTCGTAGCAGGCTGCAGCCAGCGCTTCGAGATCCTCCTGGACCAGATCTTCCAGATAGGCCAGCGAACCGTCGCTGAGCAGCACCTGGTAGCGCCCGGCCTCGTCGGCGATCCGCAAAGGCGATTCCGCCGCTTCGGGATTGACCACCCCATCTTCATCGGCGGCCGGCACGACCACCTTCTGCGCCTGAATGGCAGCGACGAGCTGCTCGACCGGCAGCGTGGCGGCGTCCTGGATCTCCAGGTCGGCACCGATCTGCCGCAGTTCCGCTTCCGGCAGTTCGGCGAGCGGAACAACAGCGCCGTCCTGGAGTTGAACGCCGGCCAGTTGGCCGTCGATCAGGTTCTCCTCCACCGGCGGCTGTGCGCCGGTATTGGCAGGTGAGGCAGGTGCAGCTGCTTTGACCTTGTCATTACTGGGTTTGCGGGCCATGAGCACAGACTCCTAAGCCGCGACGGCGTTTTCGAAGAAGAAGCCGAGGTCCGGTGCGGTGACCAGTTCCTTGACCGACTCACCGACACGGACGCGCTGGCCACCGCGCAGGCCGATGTTCGGGTCGGGGATCGAGCCGGACACGCGATCACCCCACTGTGCGGTCAGGCCGAAGGTGGTGCCGTTGCGGGTGTCGGCCAGGCGATCGCGATAGATGAAGGACGCGTGCGGCCCCCACGCGCGGATCAGGTTCGGGTTCTGCCCCGGCCGAGCGATGTTCAGCCGTGCTTCGCCGACGTAGATCGCGTCCAGTTCCAGCAGCTCCTGCAGGAAGGCCATCGGCACCATGCCCTCGTCGCCGAGTGAGCCGTTATATGCCTTCACGATCTTCGGGTGACGGCGCAGGATGGTGGCGGTGCGACGGCCCAGCACGCCGATGTTCGGGCGCAGAATGACGCTATCCAGCGCATCGGTGATCATCGGCAGCGGGTTGCTGGTCGGGTCACTCCACTGATCGGTACCGGACAGGGTGGTCTTGTTGCCCGCAGCGTAGCTATTGGGGCTGAAGACAAGCCTGGAGGTCCGGGCTTCGCGATCGAGCAGGATCAGGTTGGTGGTTTGCTCGGTCGCGTGGCCCAGGGGGTTGTAGTTCGTCGGTGCGTTGTCGATATCCGCCTGCGGCACCGGCGCGTCCAGGCCGTGGTCTTCGGTGCTGCCGGTTTCGTCGGTGGCGCTGAACTCTACTTCGTTCGGCTTGGACTTGCGGCCGACCAGGGTTTCCGGGACGGTGAAGCCCTGGGCGAGGTCGTACTTCCAGAACTTGAACTCCTGCTTGCCGACCGGTACGCGCGGCAGAACCTCGTCGGAGATCATCCGGCCGTTGCGGTAGGCGATGGCGATCGCCGTCAGTTCGGGATCGATGGGAAATGGTGCATTGCTCATGGAGCGCTCCTTCAGGCTACCGGCAGAACGGCCGGGGCGATGTAGACGGACCCGATATCACCCGCGACGCCGCTGAGTTCAGCGAAGCCGATGATGTAAGTGGTGGCGGCCGGCGGCAGAGTCGCGGCAACCGCTCGCCCCTGGGCGTCGGCCGTCAGCGCATCACCGCGAGTGACGTTGCCGCCGTACTCGACCGGCGCCAGGCCGGAACGGATGACGTCGAAGACCGCACCGTCGGCGGCGGGAATTTCGGTGCTGATGCCGATCAGCAGCGCAGTGCTACCGGCAGCCTGGGCGGCCAGGCCGTCCGAGCTGCCATGGATCACGATACGGCGGGCGGCGATGGCGCCGCTGGCACGTTTGGCGGTGATGAGTCTGGGAATGTTCATGGCCTACTTGGCTCCCTTGGTGATGTGGGTAACGGCCTCGGTCGTGCTGATATGGCGTCCAGCCTGCCGCTGTTCTTCCTGATAGCTCTGCGCTCGCGCTGCAATGGCGTGAGCACTGCCGAAGCTCAGGTCGCCGCCGTCGCCGGATTTCTCGGAAAAGTCCACCTGCTTGGGCAGTTCGGCCAGCAAGCTGCGCAGCACCTCGGCCGCCGGCTTGGTGACCTGGCCGTCGCCCTCGGCGAACTCCAGGGGGGTGTCGGCAGGCAGACTCACCAGCAGCTCGATCACCGGAGCCTTCTGGCGCGGCAGCAGGCGGCCGGCCTTGACCAGGCCTTCGGCGAACTCGGTGACCTCGTTGCGATGTTCCTGGGCTTTTTGCTGGGCCACCTGTGCTTCGCGGGTGGCCAGCAGTTGCTCGCGCTCGTCGAGCTGGCGTTGGCGCTCCTGGAGCGCAGCTTCGTCAGGCATGGTCGTGTCCTGCTGTGATGGGTGAGAGGTCCGGTCAGCCTCTGCCGCTGACGCGGAAGCACCGTCGGATGGGGTGACGGTGCCCTGCGGCTCTTCCGCAGCGGCGGCAGAGGCTGCTGCGGCGTCGACGCCTTCTATTGCGGGTGCGGGTTCGGAGAACGACGCCTGGGCACTGGCGCCGTGGGTGGCTGCACGCCGCGCGTCCTCCTCGATCGAAGACAACTGCCATTGTGGGATGAGCTGGTCGGCCCGTTCGGCGCCTTCGCGCTCGACGAAGAAGTCACGCAGGCGGCGCAGGATCTCGGTCAGAGCCGTCACCGCGTAGGGCGCTTCCGCGAACTCGATGGCCAGGGCGCCGTCATCCTCGGCGAAGTTCAAGGGAGCATCGGGAATGCCTTTGATGGCCGGCGGCACGGCACCGAGGAAGCCGATATGGCGCAAGTAGTGCTTGCCCGGAACCGGGTTGCCTGGTGAGTCCGGTAGGTACACCGAAGCGCTGCGCTTCTTGTACATCTTGCGGTTCGCGGCTTCTGCGAACTCGGGGACTACCTGGTGCGGCTCGGCATAGAGCATGCCCTCGCGCACCTCCAGGCCCTTCGCCCAGCCGTAGGCCGGTGCATTGAGCTTGGGGTGACCGATGACGAGAGGGGCCTCGCTGAGCGCCGGATCGTAGGTCGCGGCGATCTCCTGCAGGATGGCCTCGGTGAACTCCACCGGGCGACCATCGAGAGCGACGTGCCGGCCGGCGGGGAGGATTGGCAGAGTGGCGGTTGGCTTTTTCATGCCGCCCAGAGTGAGGCGGCGTGAGTGCAGGGGCTTTTCGGCGGACCGAAAATTGGTGACTGGGGTGTCTGAGGCTGTTTTCTACGAAAGCACGCGACATCGATCCCTGGCAAGCCCGATGAGCGTGTTTATAAACGGCCTAGGCGCTTCGAGAGGCGTCGATACGGGTTGTCGGCGCGCCACGGTAGCACTAAACCAGCGTTCGCGCGTGTAGGGCCTTTCAGGCGCGTTCGCGGAGCGCGCGCTGCAGATAGCGCTCTACCCGCTGCAGAATGGTGTCGTCGTCTTGGCTAGAAGTCCCAAGCCATGGCCGAGCCGGCATCTGGATTGTGTAGGGGCCGATCTGCACGTCCTGAGCGAAATTGCTGCGCCTTCTGGGCACGAACTCCCGGCCGACCTCGCCTGTCCGTTCATTCTGCCTGAAGTACACGGTGCTGCTGCGTGCCTGGCGCTGGATTGTCCCCCCGAAATGATGAATGGCTGCGTAGGGACGATCGCTACCAAACAGTAGCTCGCTGCCGTCCAGCTGGTAGCGCAGCAGGTTGCGCAGGTGGCCGTCGAGCGTGAGGATCTTGTCCCGGTTCTTTCGCTTGCGCCGCAGGTAGGCCGGCGACAAGGGCTGCCAAGGCGTGCCGTCAGGCGATACCTGGGCCTGGAATCGACGGCGATGGATGTTGAGCAACAGCTCCCCGATATCCTGCAGAAGCCCGCTCGGATCTCCCAGCGCTGCGCTGCCCGCGTTGAGCACGTCCAGTGCTCGCCGTCCGTCCCATTCGAGGGTGATGCCTGCCATGCTGCCTCCGATCGGTTATAGTGAGTTGACGTTGTGGGTGCCTTGGCGGCCGGGAAATCGCCAGTTCCGGCTCGGGGGCCTACTCGGCGCCTGTACGGTGGAGGTGGCGTCCACCCTGGGCACTCACAGCGCTCCCTCCAGCACCACCAGTTTCCCTGCCTTGACGTCCTTTGCCACGTCCGCCCAGTCGATCAGCGATCCAGATCGGACGGAATTGGTCGCCTCGCCCCCTTTGAGCTGGAAGTTCACCAGCACCGCAATCTTTCCTGCTTCCCGACGCTGTGCAGCAAACGCGTAGATCAGGGTGTTGGACTTGGCGTCGAGCAGCACGGCCTGCGGCTGGGCGAGGATCTGCGGCAGGGTCGCTAGCTCAGCCAATGACAACGCCTTGGGCAGTCCTGCCGCGGTTGTCGCCATGGCTTTCGCGTCGCGCAGCACATGCAGGATATCGCTGTCGCCCACGCTGATGACCGCCGTGCTGGCTTCCACGCCAGCTGCGCTCATGCCCTCAACGGTCTGCGGTGAAAGCGTGCCGACGTGGACCCGGCGGCCACGACGGACCGGGTCATTGGCGACGCTATCGAGCCAGCGCTCCCAGTCGGTTTGAATGGCGGTGGCCACCGAGCGGTTCTGCAGAAGTTGCTGGTTGAGTTTCGCAGCCGGTTCGGGTGGCAGCGGCGTGGTCTTCTGCAGCGCGCCCTGGACCAACTGTTCGAAGTTGCTCCGTCCTGGCGCGTAGTCCCAGCCAGGGTCGATACCTTCAGGAACCTCGACAACCTCGCCGCGGTAGGTCAGCCGACGCATCCGGCCGCTCGGAGGCTCGTCCGGGCCGTCCTTGCCCAGCGATGCCAGCTCGTCCTCCGCGTAGGCGCTGACTGAGCACTGACATCCCCAGCCGTTGGGTGGATAGTGCGTTCGCCACCAGGGATTGTCGGCATGGATCACCAGGCCGTCCCAGGCCAGGTGCAGTTCGCGGGGGTGTTCGACGGCATCGCTGTGGTTGTACATCCAGAACGGTCGCTCGCCCTTGACCGCTTGCAGCTGTGCATAGCGTCCAGCGGCATAGCTGGTGCGCAGGTTCGTCTCGTAGATCACTCGCGCCCGCCAGGCTCGGCCACCCTCCGGCTCCCATTCGTAGTGGTCCAGGACCGCGTCGTAGTCCTTGCGGAACTCCGCCAGGGTCATGCCGTCACGGATGGCCTGATCGATGATGGCTTGCAGATCCGCCACCAGGTCGGCGCGATTTGCCCCGGCGCTGACGAAGGACTGGTCGTTAGCCGCGCCACGGATCGCGTTGTAGTCGATCGACGGATGCTTGGCCTGGAAGAAGCGGATCTGCTCCTGGAAGGAGAGTCCGCCGTATGCGGCGCGGGTGGCCATCAGATCTGCTCCCGTCCATCTAGCTCTTCCTGGACGTCATTACGTCCGGCCAGGTGAGCTGCCTCCAGCCCCTCGGCCATGGCCTGGGCGTATTGATCAAGACTGAGCTGGGGAGCTAGATCGAGCAGGCGCTCGCGCAGATCTTCCAGGCTGCTTGCCTGCTCGATGAGCGTGCGCAGTTGGGTCGTCCAGTTGCCGACGACAGGCTGCATCGCTTCGGCCAGCTGCGGCGCCATCGCCGCTGCTGGGTCGGACGGCTGATCGCCCTCGGCGAACTCGGTGGAAGGCGTCGGCGCCGTGGCCTCGGCCTGGGTGGACTCAGAGCCGTCCTGAACTTCGACCCCATAGGTCTCTTGTACGTAGCCGCGGGTCGGCCAGAAGCCTGACATGCGGAACACCTTTTCATCCCGCTCGGCCTTGGCGGTGATGTCTTCTGGCTCCTCGATCACGCGATACACCCGTGGCGGCTGCGCGCCGGGGAAGTTCCACTCGGTCAGCCAACGGGCCGGGCCGAGGTTGAACGACTCGCAGATTAGATCCGCGTCGGCCTTCACCAGGTCAAGGCGAACATCGGCCTGCAGATCATCGTTGCCCAGACGGCCGGGGGTGCCCTGGGTACTCGCCACCTGGCCGAGCCCGACCTTGGCGATGGTTGCGTCCATCGTGTCATGCAAGGTCTTGTAGTCGGCGGTCCCGGAGCGCCCGGCTTCCAGCAGCTCCGCCTGCATGCCGGCGGGCATGATGATCGCCGAGTCGGTCTGGATGGCATGCAGGGCCGCCAGTAGCTTGGCCTTATCCTCGGGGGTGGCGGTCTTGTCGTCATAGCGGCCGACCGCCGTGGGCATACCGAACTTGTCCAGGAAGATCAGCCAGAACTTGATGCCGTTGCGCTTGAAGAACACCGGCCAGTACAGCCAATGGGCCAGGCCCAGTCCATAGGGCTCATCGTCGTTGTCGGCGCCGGTCGAGAAATGCCAGAAGTAAGGCGCAGGGCACGGCTCCCCCTCGAACATGTTGTTGGGGGTGAGCAGGCGCAGGCCGCCGTCCTGGTCATAGCGGAAGCGCCGACGGTTGCGGACTTTGATCGCTTCCAGGGTGATGTAGCGGTCGTCGCGGCCGTAGATCAGCTCGGATACCGCGTAACCGTAGAACACGCCGAACAGCATCTTGCTGGTGACGCGGTCCCAGCCCACGCGCTGCAGCTGCTGCTCCAGGTGCTCTGCCGCAGCCTGGTCGATCGGGCGATCACCGCCGGCTTCCACCTTCCACTCGCGGCTGACTACGGCCAATTGCCGCTGGCCCCAGACAGTTTTCACCTGGGCATCGCTGAGGATCTCCTCGTACACCCGCAGGTCGTTGCCGCCACGGCGCTGCAGGATCGAATCGTTGGGCACCTGCAGGCCAGAGATAAAGGGTCGAGTGATGTCGCGGCCGTCGCCACTGGTGGCGATCTCCCGGCCAAGGGCGGGCTTTTCCATCAATAGCCTCCAAAGTCGTTATTACCGCGCACCGCGCCGAAGCCGTGCGGCACGATGATTCCCCCCGGAGTGGAGACGTAGTCATTGAGCTGCGTCCGTGTGCCGGCGGACTGATAGTCGATGGGCATGTCGACCAGGCCGGAAGCAGCATGGATCGCCAGACCCAGCGCCCAGAACTCGTCGGCATGGCCGTCAGCAGTGCGCTCCGCAGTGAAGCGGATGTTGCCCGCAGCCGTCGTCTGCTTGGTGACCTCGCGCAAGGCGGCGCGGATCTTCGGGTCATAGGGGATACGGACCTTGTGGTCCTCCATGGCGCCGCGGATTGGGTAGGCCAGAGCCTCCTTTACTCGCGGGGTGAAGGTCACAGCCTCGACACGGTGCTCGCCGAACTGGTCCTGAGCGTCGTCCGCCCAGCCGATACCCAGGCCGGTGGCGTCGATGCAGATGCGCTCACAGCGCTGGAACCAGGGCCAGAGGATCGCTTCCTGGGCGGACTTGCGCATGTTCTGCAGACGCTCGACGTGGCGCGTATAGAGCACATCGCCGAGCAGCTCCAAGATCCACAGGACGGTCAGGTCTTTCTTACGCCCAATGTCGACGCCTGCGAACAGTCGGCCGCCCTCGGGCTGCTGCCAGTTAGCGGTCTGCGGGTATTCCGCGGAGGCAATCAGGTCGTACTCCAGGAAGGCCACGTCGTCGTCGGCCGGATTGCACATGTACTCCTGCTGGAAAGACTCCTCGTCAGCACAGCCCGCCCGGATGAAGTCGAAGTACTGCGCCTCATCCATGCCCTGGATCTCATCGTCGGCCGGCAGCATCTGCTGCAGCTTGAAGAGGAACCCCTGGTTGAGGGCATCCTGCAGGGTGACCGTGTGCAGGCTGATATTCTTCGGATTGCCGCCCTCTACGATCTCGCGCACCAGCTGGTTGAAGAAATTCTGACTGCCCCGGTGGGTGGAGATGATCTCCATAGCGCCACCCCAGGTGATGCCCGGATAGGCAATCGACCATAGCTTGCGGGGATCGGGGTGCAGGGCGAACTCGTCCAGGATGCGTCCGCCGCGCTTGCCGGCCTGCGCGTCCGGGTTGCTGGACATACTGTGGATACGGCGGCCATTGGCGAACTCCAGGACGTAGGCCGAGATCTTGTTCTTCACGTCGATGACGATCTCGCCCAGATCCTTGGCGGCCTGGTTCATGATCCCCGCCCACATCTTGCAGTCTTCAAGGAACAGGCGCGCCTGCAGGTCATCACGGCTGCTCACCCATTGATCCACTCGCGCGGACTCGGCAGCAGTGCGCTCACCGGCAGCATAGGCGGTGGACCAGGACAGGCCGATCTGCCGGGACTTCTGCATGAGCTTCAGGCGGCTCGGATCGGTGATCCATCTGCTCTGGTACGGCAGGAAAATCGCATCGGGGTTGGCCGGGATGACCTTGGCATTGCCTTTGCGCTTCATCAGTTGATCCCCAGCGCTTCCCGGATCGCTTGCTTGGTCGCCTCGGTCACTCCGCCCTTGCTGGGCATCGCATCCAGCTTGGCCTTCTGCTCAGCGAGCAGCGCCTGGCGCGCACGTTCCTCGGCCTCTGCCTGGAACTTCTTCAGCGTGACGCTGGAGCGCGTCAGCGTCGCGATGTTCTTTGCCGCTGACGCCAGCAGTCCGACACGATCGGCCGGGTCCATCTCTTCATCACCAGCCTCCTGTAGGGAGATGATCGACTCGAACAGCTCGGACTGGATCATCGCCGTCAGCGCCTCGCTGCGTGCGTCCAGGTCGTCGCCGGCCTGGGCACGGATCAGCTTGGCCGCCTCGGTGCTGGCACGAATTGCCGCCAGCCGTCGCTCCAGCTTCTGGCCGTATCGATGCACGGCCGCACGGCTGGGCAGCTCGCCGGCCTCGGCCCGGGTCGGGAACTGCGCCTGCAGGTCCGCGATCAGCTCGTCCAGGGTCATCCGGCCATCGGCCAGGCGCCCCTCGATGTAGGCCCGGACCTGGTCCGGTAACCGGGAGATCGATGATTTCCGCCCCATGGTCGTCACCAGTACTTCTTGGGACGAGCGATGCCGGGTTCGCAGTCGATGGTGTACTCGGCGACGTCAGTGCCGTACCGGGTTAAATCGGCGAACCACTTGCCGGATGGTTCCTTGACCAAGGTCACCAGGTCACGGTCGGCCAAGTAGTCCAGCTCGCGGCGGATCTCCAGCGGTGTGGCGTCGGGGTACTCGCTCTGTGCGACCGAGAGGACCGGCCCCTCGTAGGCGCCCACCGGCCGAGCATTGTTCAGGGTCAGCAGAATCAGCCAGCGCAGGGCTTCGCGCCGGGTCTTGGCCAGGTCAATTTGCATTTTTTGCTCCCATCAGACTGCGCAGCTGCGCGTTTTCCAGCTTCACGGCCAAACCGTCGAGCTTCGCCTCGATCACGCTCTGGCCGCGGATATAGTCCTCGCGGCGGACGTACTGGATCGGCAGCTCCGCCTTCAGGCTCATCAGTTCTCGTTCAACGCGCTGCCACTGGTTGGTTTCTTCCCTCGCGGCCTGCTCGATGGCGTCCAGCCGGTAGGAGAGCTGTTCATGGTTCGCCAGGCGTGCCTGGTCTTGGCTTGCGAATCGCGAATCCAGGCTTTTCTGGATCTGGTTGAGCAGCAGCTTGCCGCCGCCCGCGCAGGCACCGAGGAAGGTCAGCAGCAGAGTGATCAACTGCCACAGTTCCAGCTCGACCTTCATTCCCTATTCCCCTTGTTCCAGTAGTGCGTTGAGCTGAGCAAGATTGCGAAGAGACCAGGCCCCGTAGTCCTGGGCAAAGGCCAGGATGTCCGCCGGAGTGACGCCGCTTTCCAGTAGCTCGGCGTCAGAACCGGCGGCGGGCCAGGTCGCTGTTTGAGCGCCGGCGGAATCGGCGCGTGCTCCTGCGGCGGGCAAACCGGCGCCGAGGGCGGTGTTGAAGTCGCGCACCCAGCCGCGAGTGAAGACACAGCGAGGGATAGCAATAGGCGCAGCACCAGGTGCCGCTCGGTAGGCGGTCGATACATGTGCGATTCGCTCCTGGAGTTGGTGTCGGGTGTCGGTCAGTTGCTGCTGTACCTGCAGCAGTTGCTCCTCGGCCTGGTTGGCGCGCGCGACCTGCTGCTTGTACTGGACCAGGGCGTCCTGAAGGGCCTGGGCGCGTTCGTTGGTGTGCTGCAGCTGCAGGTTGAGCAGCGCAGCGTCACCCTCGGCCCGGCCGGTGGCGTACCCACGGTCGTAGCTTGCGGAGCCGTGGATCACTACGGCTGCGCCGCACAGCACCGCGCTCAGCACGAGCCAGAACGTACTGGTGCGTAGGAGGCTAAGGACGGCCATGATTTCTCCGCTTGTACTTACGAGCCTTACGTTTCGCCCGAGCCACACCGGACTTACCATGCCGCTCGCGCGGTACTGGCGAGCAATACAGCTCAGGTGCCGGTAGGAAGTCGCGACTGCCTGCGAACAGTCGCTGGATCACCGCCAGGTCGAGGTAGGTAACGTTCAGAGCCAAGGTGATGCTGGAGGACAGTCTCACAGGGAGTACCTCTCTCCGCACACGCCGTCGCCCCACTGCAGATAGATCCGCTCATAGCGAAGCAGGATGAGGCGCGGGTAGTTGCGGTTCTCGCGGAAGTTGGCGGCCGAGCGCCCGGCGTTGAAGCGCTCGACGGAATCGAACCAGGCCAACTGGTCGGCGCCGGATGCCGAGGCCAGCTTACGGTCGCGATTTACCCACCCTTGGCCGCCGTTGTAAGCGGACAGTACGAATGCCCAGCGATCACACTCGCTGGAGGCCTGGTTTCGGTCGTAGAGCCAACGGTCGTAGGTGACCAGCGCGCGCAGTGCCCAGCCTGGATTGAACGGCTGGTTGGTGCCAAGGGCGGCCGGATACAGGCCGGCGATCCATTCCGCAGTGCCGGGCATAAACTGCGCCAGACCCTGGGCACCAACAGGCGAGCGGGCATCAGCACGCCAACGGCTTTCCTGGTGAACCTGTGCGGCAAAGGTGGCGATCGGCGCCGACAGGCCCCATTCGGCATGGGCGCTGCGCACCAAGGTGCGCCGGTACTGCTCGGCGGCAGTGGGGATGCGATCCGTCGCGAAGGCCGGCTGGCAGGCGCTCAGCAGGCCCAGCAGGCCGAGGGTGAGCAGACGCTTCATCCGAAGAAGCCTCCCCACCACACCAGGACCGTCATCGCGATCACGTCGAACACGCGCTGCTTGAAGCTGATCACGTTGGTGAGGCCATCGCACGCATAGGACGTAACCAGGACCACAGCGGCCAGCACGATCCAGATGATTTGCGGGGCGCCCATGGTCAGAGCCCCAGCGTCAGGCCGAGGATGCAAGCCAGTACGATCAGCCCACGGCGCAGCCAGGCACCCACGACAACCAGGTTGGCTGAGCACTCATGCGGGCGAGCCACGTAGGGAAACAGGCTGCGATCGATCCAGTAACCGGCCACCGCGCCTAAAGTCACCAGGACCAGCTTATAGGTGACGACCTGGAGCTGCTCCGGGCGAATGGCGGCGAGGATGATCAGCAGGACGAGGGTGACCAGCGTCCAGCTGGTCATACGCGGCGCGCGGCGGCGCCGGGGTTGCGGCGATGACATGACGATGCTCCCGATAGGGTGGCCATCCCTGGCCAACTGATGGGCATCCTGCTCCTGCAGGACGCCCGGACATCATCGTCACGCGCGCGCGAGGTCGCTTTTCGGCAGTTCGAAAATCAATCGTTAGGGAGGCAGATCAGCATGGAGGCTCCATCACCGAGGAGATCAACATCATGTCCAGGCATGAAGATCTGTTGCTGCAACTCATCCAGCGCGAGCCCGACAAGATCAGGAGCATCCTGGGGCTGCCCCTCCCTATAGAGAACCTGTGAGGCCCCTAATGAAACGACGAAAAATCATTCGGAACGGCTACCGGGATCGTCGGGATCGGGAGCTTTTCGAGGCTGTAGTTTCGAGAACAGCTGCAGAATGTCTTGAGCAATCTCGTCTTCGGTTGCTTGCGAGTGCCATTTGTCTAAAGCGTCTAGCCGATCAGGTCCAGCATCTTTCCCTAGAAGTGTCCGAAGTGCCAAAACAGATGCTGGATCAACTCCGTTATCAGTTAGCCCCAGAACACTCTGCAGGAAAGCTTTGACCAGTCCGCCGCAAGCTGGCTGCTCCGCGTGTTCAGCATATGGCACAAGCACAGCAAGCAATGACTTGGTGCGTTCGCCTGGCTCGGGATCAAGCTCAACCAGACGAGCCGCTAAGGTCATCGAGATATGACGTAGCGCGGTGACTTCACACTTTAGTACTTCCACATCGGCATAAAGCTGAACCAGCTTTTCCTGATCGATCATCTCGTCATTGCCCCGTGATTTCCCGATACCGCCGCTGGTACTCCTCGTAGGGCAACTGCATGCGATTCAGCTCGTCGAGCTGGGCGTCGACAGAACGGGCAGAAGCTGATACGGGTGCGCCTGGGGCATAGGCGCGTGGTGGCGCGTACGGCTGCTGAGCTGGGGCCTCAGCCTCATAGGCATAGGTGCAGCCACGCTGCATCTTGGCACCTGCCAACTGGGTCAGGCGCTGATTGGCACTGTCGACCGCTGCGTCCTTCTCCATCAGGTTGCCGATCCCGAAGTCGCCCAGGAAAGACAGCACCGAGCGCCCGTCGAACTCGCTCTCCTCACGCACGTGGGTCAGGAATCCCTGAACCTTGGCCTGTTCCAGGTCAATCTCGCGGCAGCTCATGGTCTGCCGTTCGAAGTCGGTCAGTTCCGGCTGTCGGCCATAGTTTTTCGTGGAGCATCCGGCCACCGATAGGCTGACTAGCATCACTGCCCCAAGCAGTACTTTGAAGTCCATTCCTTCCCCTTATTCATCATCCCGCTTTCTTACCAGTGCGACGCGCGAACGCATCGCTCGTCGCCTTGAGTGCAGCCTGAGCTTCGGGCGGGCTGTGGCGGTAGTTGTCCAGCAGAATACGCTCGTCTGGAGCCAATGCTGGTTCCTGCCCCGAGGGTGTATCTCCCGTCCTCCTCTGGCTTTGCCCAGTCAGAACGAATAGGACATCGACGCCAGCAGCTGCAACAGCGGCCAGATAGTCCGCACCAGGAGTCCTCTCGCCTGACTCATAGAGCCGCTGGGTCTTCCTAGTAACCCCCGCCAGCTCTCCAAGGCGCTCCTGGGTCATACCCAAGCGTGTCCGCTCATCACGTAAGCGATCCCCAAAAGAAACCATTCGGTTTCATTTCTCCTTGCAAATGGAACCGAATGGTTCCATTATTCATTCACACCTTTGCACTGCACATGCATTGGTTGATTAGCAATCTTTCAGCAGATAGGAACCCCGCCATGAAAGTCCCGTATCCGCTCCCTAACCGCAAGCCGTATACCGGCGAGCGCGTCAAAGAACTCTTCCGTGCCTCTGGCACGGCAATTTCGGCCTGGGCCGAGGCTAACAACTACACCCGCCACCAGGTCTACATGGTCATCAACGGCCAGTTCAAAGGCTGCCGTGGCGCCTCACACGAAATAGCCCTGAAGCTCGGCATGAAGCTCTCCGTCGAGCAACTCGCCGCCTGAGAGGAGTCCAGCTATGCCTCGCTTTCAGCCGCCGGTCGAGCACATCGACCTGATCCCGACCCCGATGGACACCTGGCGCGCCGCGCTCGATGCACTGATCGCGTGCGCCCCTGGCGATACCTCGGACATTTCCTGGCACCTGGCCGATGCACACCAGAGCAGCCTCCTGCTGGTGGACCGAACCGTTGCATCACCAGGCGCCGAATGCCTCATCGACCGGCTGATGCTCATCAGCGCTGGACGGCTGTTCAAAAACAGCCTGAGTCGTGACGAAGCCTTCGAGGTCAGCTCGCGGCTACTTGCGTCCGCTCGGCAACATGCCGCAGCACCCCTGCCAGATCGCGGTGGGGCATTTGCCACATATCGCCCGGCTGAGCATCCGCCAGCGTCTCCAGGTCGTCGGCAAGGCCGTCCAGATCCAGCCCGTGATCAATCGACAGGCGACGCGCAAGAGCCACAAACGCCGAACGCATCGACGCATCAAGAACCAGGTGATCGGGGGTAGTCATGTCAGTCTCTCCGACGAATGTGAATGTACCTCATCAGGCTGACGCTGTGGCAACAGCTTTGCCAATGGTGAAAACAGCTATTTGTTTGGATGACGGCCGGAAGGGCTTCTGGAGCGCCGTCCAATGAAGCGCCGGAACTGGAAGACCTGGGTGCCGCGCTCGCCCTGTGCATCCATTGAGGGCTGCGTGGAGCACGGTACGCAGAGGTACAACCGCGGGGTCGAGCGCCTCGCCATCGATCACCTGGGGCAGACCAACCAATCCAGTCTCTACAAGTGGATGGCCAACGGCCGATTGCCGCTGTGCCTGGTAGTGCCCCTGGAGAAAGCCACCGGCATACCACTGATCACACGCTACCTGGCTGCCGCCCACGGAAAGCTCCTCATCGACATTCCGACTGGCCGCACGACCTCGCCCAAGGACGTGCAGCAGTTGCAGACCGTCCTGCATGACGCCGTTGGGGCGCTCCTGGCATTCCATGCCGGCAGCCAAGACCGGGACAAGACCTTGGACGCGCTGCGGGCGGGCCTGGAGTCCCTGGCCTGGCACCACGGAAACGTCACCCAACACGAACACCCCCAGCTCGAACTTGGAGATTCCGATGACTGAGAAACGCGTCAACGAAACCGCGCTCCGCGTCCTGCGCGTTCTGATCGCGCTGAAAGGACACACCTTGACGGGCCTTTCGAATGGCGAAGTCGCCAAGGCCCTTGGCGAGAGCCCCGCCAACATCACCCGCTACATGCAGACCCTCATCGAGGCCGGCCTGGCCGAGCGTAGAGAAGACGGGCGATTCGCTCACAGCGTCAGCATGCTGCAGATCGCCCAGGCCCATGCGGACCACGTCAGCCGCATGCAGAACCGCATCAACGAAATCAACCGCCGGGTCGCTGCCGGCTCCATGATCTGAGGGGATACCCATGGGACGTACTGCCACCAAACCGAAACCCGCAGTAGAGCTGCCGGAACTGGATAGCGCCGCTATCAACCAGAATATCGCCACCATGACGGAGCACAGTGCCGAGGTCATGGCGCAGTTCGGCGACGGCCTCCCTTACGACCGCATCCGCGTGGTCAATGAGGCGCGCTTCTACATGGCCCAGTCGGCAGAAGCCATGCTGGAAGCCGGAAAGCGCCTGATCGTGCTGAAGGAGCATGAGCCCCACGGGGAATTCGAACAACTGCTCCGGGAACAACTTGGTATTCCAGAGCGAACTGCGCAACGCATGATGCAGGCTTCCCTTCGGTTCCTTTCTCCCAAGCTTCAGGCAAAAGCGCCAACGTTGGCGCTTTTGGGAAAGAGCAAGCTCTTTGAACTCTTGGCAGAGGATGACGAGAGCCTGGCCGAACTTGCTGATGGCGGAACGGTTGCAGGCCTCGACCTGGACGACATCGAGCGCATGAGCTGCCGCGAGCTGCGCAAGGCTCTGCGCGACCTCCGCGAGGACAAGGAAGCGCAGGGGCGCCTGCTGGCCAACACCACCGAGAACCTCCAGAACACCAAGCTCGAACTGGAGAAGACGCGCCGCCAGGTGGAAACCATGACGGCCGACCAGCGCGCGGCAGAGCTGCGTCAGGAAGTCACGTCCATGGCCTATGAGGTCGAGGTCGGGATCATGGGGCAACTGCGTGAAGGCTTCGCCAAGTTGGCCGAGCAGGCCGAGGAGCAAGGTGCCGACCATCGCGCCTTCCAGGCTGCACTGATCGTTCACCTGGAATCACTCCTGGAGGAGGTACGCAACGAGTTCGACCTGCCTGCAGAGCTTGGTCGCGACCAGGCACCCGACTGGGTGGGGGCCGACATGGCCGCCCTGGATGCCCAGTTCGCTGACGGAGTGGGAGCCTGATCATGGCCGTGTCTGCCGTCATCACCCAGCGCCTGGTTGACCTCGACCGGCAGCTACAGAGCGCCGGTCAGGGGCAGCGCACGGCGCTATGCAAAGCAGCCGCGGCAGAGCTGGGTCTGTCGCTGGCATCGCTGTACCGCAAGCTGAAGGATGTACAGGTGCGTGAGCGCGCACCGCGTAAGCGGCGCAAGGACTCGGGGCAGAGCCGCCTGGGGCGTGACGAGGCACTGGTGATCAGCACGGCGCTGATCCACTCGGCCCGACATAACGCGAAGCGCCTGTATTCCGTTGCTGATGCGGTCGAGGATCTTCGCGCCAGCGGCTTGATCCGTGCGGAGTCTGTCGACCGACGCACCGGAGAGATCCGCCCGATGTCGATCAGCGCGATCAGCCGCGCGCTGCACAGCTACCGCCTGCATCCATCCCAGCTATTGGCGCCGGAGCCGGTCACCGAACTGCGCAGCCTGCATCCGAACCACGTCTGGCAGATCGATGCGTCCCTCTGCGTCCTCTACTACCTGAAGCCTGGGGCCAACAAGAAGGCTAGCGGCCTGCAGGTGATGGATCGCAAGGAGTTCTACAAGAATAAGCCAGCAAACCTGGATCGCGTGGCCGCTGACCGTGTGTGGTCCTACGAGATCACCGATCACTACACCGGCTGGATCTACGTCCGCTATGTGATGGGCGCCGAGAGTGGCGAGAACTTCTGCACGGTGCTGATCGAGGCCATGCAAGAGCGCGGTGGAGCCGACATGCTCCATGGCGTACCACGCATCCTGATGATGGACCCTGGTTCGGCCAACATCTCGGCGATGTCGAAGAATCTGTGCTGCTCCCTGGGCATCGAGGTCATCGTGCACGCGCCAGGCGCGGCGCGGGTTACGGGCTCGGTCGAGAACGCCCGGAACATCATCGAGCGCAAGTTCGAGTCGAAGCTGAAGTTCGAACCGGTCAACGACCTGGACGAACTCAACGCCCAAGCGAAGAAGTGGCGCGCCCACTTCAATGCGACGGCCGTCCACAGCCGGCATAGGCGCACCAGGTCAGAACTCTGGATGACCATCCGGGCTGACCAACTGATCAAGGCGCCCACGGTCGAGCTGTGCCGGGAGCTTGCAGTGAGGGCACCAGAGTCTCGGAAGGTCACGGCCAAACTTCGCGTCTCGTTCGGAGGGTGCGAGTACGACATTTCGGTTGTCCCGGACGTGAACATCAACGACCGCGTGCTGATCACCCGCAACCCCTGGCGCGAAGATGCAGTGCAACTGGTCACGGTCAACGAGCAGGGCCGTCAGGTCTTCTATGTCCTTCCCAAGGTCGAGAAGGATGAGGGCGGCTACGCGACCACTTCACCGGTGATCGGGCAGACGTTCAGCCGTCAGGCTGAGACTCCGGCGCAGAAGGCCCGCAAAGCTGTTGACCAACTGGCCTATGGCGTTGAAAGCGAAACGGAAGTGCAGGCTGCGCGCAAGGCCAAGGCCGTTCCGTTCGGCGGTGCCTTGAAGCCCTTCCAACATATCGACGACACCCAACTGCCCACCTTCATGCCTCGACGCGGCACGGAACACAGCTTGGTAGCCCCCATCGTGGAGGTTCCGCTCCTTCCGCATGTCGAGGCGGCCAAACGTCTACGCGCGCAGTTGGGTGAAGCCTGGACCACGGACTCGATGGCCTGGCTCAAGAAGACCCACCCCGAAGGCGTGCCGGAAGACCAGCTCGACGCCATCGCCAACCAGTTGCGCAAGCCGGCCCGGCCTGGCCTGCGCGTCGTAGGAGGCAACTGATGCTGAAACTCAAGGAAGTGCTTGCCGGGGTCAGCAAGACCCAGGCCGACCTGGCCCGAGCGGTCGACCTGAGCCCGGCGGCGATCGCTCAACTGATCAATCACGGCCTTTGGCCGAAGTCCCTCGACAAATCTCGCCTGTTTGGCGCGGTCGCGGACTTTCTATACGAGCACGGCGCGAACGATGACGACATCGCGCTGCTGGAAGAAGAGATGGAGCCCCGGCGCGCCAACGCCGAGGCTCCTGCAACCCCCGAAAACGGTCAAGAAAACGAGGAGTGCGAGCCCATGCTAATGCGCAAACAGGTGCTGCTACCAGCGACGAAGAAGGCTTTCGATATCCGTCGCGACCCCTTCGACGAGCTGCAGAGCGCTGATGACATGTACGTCAGCCCCGATATTCGCTACGTCCGCGAATGCATGTATCAGGTCGCCAAGCACGACGGCTTCCTAGCAGTCATCGGCGAGTCTGGCGCTGGCAAGTCCACGCTGCGTCGAGATCTGGTGCAACGCCTGGACAGCGAGAGTGCACCGGTGATCGTCATCGAGCCCTATGTGCTGGCGATGGAGGACAACGACACCAAGGGCAAGACACTGAAATCGACCCATATCGCTGAATCGATCATGGCGGCCGTAGCGCCGCTTGAAAAAGCCAAATCCTCGCCCGAAGCGCGTTTCGCCCAGCTACACAAGGCGCTGAAGACCAGCCATGCCGCAGGCTTCCGCCACGTCCTCATCATTGAGGAGGCACACAGCCTTCCGATCCCAACGCTCAAGCAGCTCAAGCGCCTGCGGGAGCTTGAGGCCGGCTTCACCAAGCTGGTCAGCATCATCCTGATTGGACAACCCGAACTGGGCACCAAGCTTTCCCCACGTAATGGCGACGTGCGCGAGGTAGTGCAGCGCATCGAGATCGTGGAGCTGGAGCCGCTCCCGGTTGCAGCAGTGGAGAAGCACCTGGAGTTCCGCTTCGGCCGGGTCGGCAAGCCGCTGACCGAAGTGGTCGACGCAAGCGGCATCCAGGCGCTGATCGAGCGCCTGAGCACAAGCGGCCGAGACAAAACGAGCCAGCTTTACCCGCTGGCCATCGGCAACTTGATGATCGCGGCGATGAATCTGGCGGTGCATGTCGGCGAACCGCTCGTCACTGCCGATGTGATCAAGGGGGTGTGAGATGAACGTCGTACCGATCACTGGCCGCCTCCCTGAAGAGCATCCAATAGCTACCCATCTGCCGCTCTGCACCGTGCTGACGCCGGAGCTGGCCCGATGCCTGGATGCCGTCAACAACGCCACCCGCGCCCTGCGCAAGGCCGGCATTCCGATTGATCAGACGTCGGTGCTCGATCGCCGGCTGTTCATTCGTGCGGAAGACGCACCTCGCCTGTATCAGCGGTTCGAGGGTGTCCTCCGCGGCATTCGGCAGACCACCCGCGGGAGTGTCACCTTACATCTCGTCAGCCTGCTCGGCGTCGATGTGGGCTGGACGACCCCGGTGAAGGAGCAAGACCAATGACCGTCATCACCCACGCGTACACCCCGCTGATGGATGTTGACGCCATGAGCGAGCAGGACTGCCGGGAAGCCCTGAAGGACGTTTTGCGCGATGGTTTCGCGAAGGACCAGGAGCTGGTGGAGCTGAAGACCATCAGCCACAAGCTGGACAGCATGTTGGTCAAGCTCATCGACCTCTTCATCGCCGGCCACTTCTCCAAGCTGCATGCGGAGCTGCAGTGCATGGCGGTCTACCTGCAGGAGCGGCGCGCTCAGCAATCAGCAGGGAGGGTGCACTGATGAACAATGGCGCCACGCAAAGCCTATGCGACCTCAGCTTGAGCCCCTTCGCTCGGGACGTACTGACAGAACGGCAGCGGCAGATCCGACAGGAAGGCTTCAGCCCCGACCATGACGCCGAGCACCGAGGCGGTGAACTGGCGCTTGCTGCTACCTGCTACGCCGACGAAGCCGTTACGCAGATCTGCCAGCCAGAGCGAGAGCCGTGCCTGACGCAACTGGTGCCGGGCTGGTGGCCGTTCGAGTCATCGTGGTGGAAACCCAGCCTGGACGCTCGAAAGATCCTGGTGAAGGCCACGGCGCTGCTCCTCGCACAGGGTGACGCGATCGACCTGCAGATTGATACCGAACTGGAGGGACGTCCCCATGGCTGATGTTCTGGAGATCGACTGCTCCGAGTGCAGCACGCCGTACCCCGAAATCACCGCGGGCTCTGCAGCTCATGACCCGAGCCTGATCGAGCTGGTGATCACCTGCAGCAACTGCGGACACATCCTGAATGCGTTCGTCTCCCTGGCTGAGATGAGCGTTGTACCGAATCCCGAAGAGGAAAACTCCCATGGCTGATACTCACATCCCGGCTGGCTACGTGAAGAATGCAGCGGGCCACCTGGTGCCTGAGCACCAGGTGCGAGAGCACGACAAACTGCGCGACCAGGTTGCCTGCGACCTGGTTGAAGAGGCTCTACTCCTCCACGAATCTCTGGCTCGGTTCAAGGCGCGTGCCTTGGCAGATATCGACGATCTGATCCGGATCTGCGGTGACAAGTACGGCGTCACGCTTGGCGGGAAGAAGGGCAACGTCTCCATCATCACCTACGACGGACGCTACAAGATCGAGCGAGCCCACGCGGATCGCATCGTCTTCAGCGAGGAGATTCTGGCAGCCAAGGAATTGATCGATCAATGCATCCGCGCCTGGAGCGAGGGAGCCAACAACCACCTGCGGATACTGGTGGATCGCGCTTTTCGCGCCAACCGCCAGGGGCAGATCAAGACCAACGACGTCCTCAGCTTGCTACGTGTGGAGATCGACGACCCGGACTGGAAGCGGGCCATGCAGGCCCTGCGCGATTCCATCCAGGTCAACGGCCAGGCTGTGTACATCCGCGTCTTCCAACGCGATGGCATGACTGACCGTTATCTGCCGATCAGCCTGAATATCGCAGGGGTGTGACATGGACCAGGACCGTATCCTCGACAAGATCAAGAAGTGCCTGGAAATGGCCAAGGGGCGGGGTTCCAACCCGAACGAGGCCGAGATCGCGCTGCGTCATGCCCACAAGCTGATGGAAGCCTACAACCTGGAGATGGGCGACGTGCTAGCCAGCATGGCTGGCGAAGCCAGGGTTCCCGCCGGCTCGGATGGAAAACCGCCGGCCTGGCGGGTGCGCCTCGCTCAAGTGTGCTGCCATGCCTTCGGCACGCACCTGATCATCTGCACCTCCTATTTCGAAAGCGCTTCGTTCCTGTTCGTCGGCTGCGCGGCGGCGCCGGAGCTGACCGGCTACGCCTACCAGGTGCTGGAGCGACAGCTGCAGAAGGCGCGCAAGGACTTCCTGAGCACGCAGAAACGCTGCAAGCGATCCACCAAGGTAGCCCGTGGAGATGCCTTCGCGCATGGATGGATCGAGGCCGTGTACGCCAAGGTCGACCAGTTCGCGGGCGTCGACGACAACATCGCCGACGCGATCCAGGCGTACATGGCGAAGCACCACGCTGACGTCGGCAAGTTCGAGATGAAGCGCCGCAAGCTCAAGGCACGTGACGAAGTGGCCAGTGAGGCGGGGTACGCCGCGGGCAAGCGCGCGCGGCTGCACCAGGGGATCGGGCACCAGGCCGTAGCTCGGCTTACTCAGGGGGTGTGAGATGGCTAGCAATCTCGAAGTAGTCACCCAACTGATGGAGTACTCGCGCTCAGGTCCATTGATGCAGGTGATGATTCTCCAAGCCCTGGACCAGTTCAGCAGCGGCGTTCTGGCCAGCCCGAAGGGTTCCTTGCGCAATGCCATTGTCTCGGAAGAGGCTTGGAGAGCTTGCGCGAAGGAAATCCAGCAGACACTTTCCAAGCACTTGCTGGAGCAATGACATGGAGCGCTATCACTCAACGGCCGGCGATCCGCCGCGGCGCGATGCTGACGTAAAGCGGCAGGAGGCCCAGGAACTGGACGAACTGGTTCAGCAGTTCCTGGCCGGCGGCGGGCAGATCGAGAAAGTCGGGTACAAGATGCGCGAGCTGCCGGACACTTTCGTCATCAACCCCATGAAGACGCCGGTATACAACGGAGCCCTGGCCGAGAATTCGACGCTCAAAGCCAAGCCTGCCGCACCGCGCGCGCAAGCAAAGACCGAGTCTCAACGCTTACCAGCGCCCGTACCGGCTTTGCAGCCGGCTCCTGGCGTGAACCCGAAGGTCTGGTTGAGCCGGATGATCGCCGCCCAGGCGCTGCTGGCCGCGCAGACGGCCAGGCTCGCTCGCGAACTGGGCGTCAGCGATGCTGAGCTGCGCCGGCTGGGTCGTCGGCATGGCATGGAGGTGTTCCATGGCACTCGCTAGGGGGCTGCTCAGCAAGATCCACATCGCTCGTCAGCAGCTCGGCCTGCAGGACGATGTCTATCGGCAGAAGCTGCATGCGATGTTCGGCAAGGGGTCGGCGCGGGATCTGAACCTGCGCCAGGCCGAGCAGTTGCTGACGGAGTTCAAGCGCCTGGGCTGGCAACCACAGCCCAGCAAGCGAGCAGCCGGCAAGCCGCATAACTTCAGCCAGCTACCCGCCGAGGTCCAGGTCATTGAGGCGCAGTTGGCTGAGATGAGGCTGCCCTGGAGCTACGCCGACAAGATCGCCAAGCAGATGTTCGGCGTGGCCAAGGTCGCATGGCTGAAGAAACCAGATCAGCTCACGGCAATCCTGGCAGCTCTGCACGTCGAGCAGGAGAAACGATACCTCCTCGCTGAAGTGGACCGGCTCTGCCAGGACCTGGGCATTGAGCATCCAGAACAGGCGGCCGGCTTGGAACAGTTGCCGAAAGGATGGCGGCGGCAGCGTCCAATCCTCAAGGCCCTGGTGGAAACGCTCCAAGCGGCCGCAGATAGCAAGCGGAGGTAATAATGAAGGAGATCCGTTCGCAGCAGATCCGCCGCCGGAACAACATGCTCAGCGAGCTGGCCGAACTGATCGTCGAAGCGTTCGTGCGTAACGGGCTCTCTCGGGAGAAAGCAGTATCTGAGTCAGAGGAACTGGTGTTCCAATTGCATCGGCGCTGGGCCGGTATCACGTTTGTCTTTCCGGTCAAGGATGAGCTGGCTCGCAAGCGCCTGGAACTGCATATACTGCAGCGGTACGATGGCTCGAATGCTGACAAATTGGTCCGGGAGTTCGGCGTCACCGAGGACTGGATCTACAGCGTTGTTCGAAAGCACCGGAGACAACGCCGAACCGATCAGTTGGGCCTTTTTGACCCGGCCGAATGA